CCTTACTACAGAAAAACAAACGTTTGGATTCCCGACAGTCCTAATGCACTTTATCAAACTAGTCGATGGTTTATATCAGATCATGGCAATGTTAAAGTGGAGACAACTGTAGTCACTCACGAAGAGTCTAATCATATCTTTAGTAAGATCAAGAATCCTGGTCAAGTCACAATTAAATATATGCCTTATTATGAAAAAGGTGGCAAGAATGGCAAAAGGTATCCATGTCTTCCAACTGGTGAGTACATACACAGATTAGTGGCTGAGAATTTCTTGGAAAATCCCAACAACCATCAAATCGTAATTCACATTGACAAAGATGTTAAGAATAATCATGTCAGTAACATAGCATGGTCTAAGTATCAAACTAGACCAATATTGTAAAAAACATGACGAAATCAAAATCTGATAGATACTTAAAGATAAACTAAAATGAAGACTAAATTCGAAGTACCAACCATATTCACATTACTAGACTTAAATGACCATCAATTGGTATTTGTAGAATTGCTCAGTAGAATCAACAAATATTTTGGCAAAGGCAGTTCTTATCGGTTCTACTCAATGGATCTGAGAATGCTATTAAACCAAAATAAGAATGTAAATGACCGCCGATTATCTAACATAGGACTTGATAAATTACTCGAACCCTTTAATGGTTTAATTAAAGGCGTAGAAGTCGATGATCAAACTTGGTACATAACACCTAATTGGATGTATAAAAACCCATGGTGTGAAATAGAGATCACAGACGAAGCAGCAATCAAAGCCTACTGGTATTTGTTAGGTCGAACCGCTGGTCACAAATTTGAAGACGAAAACACAAAGACCTTCGATAAATATCTAGTCGCTGGTCGTAATGGCAAAGTGTACGGTTGTTGTTTAGGTATATTAGACTACGATCAGAAAAGAGAACTCAACTAAACTATGAGAGGCGTCGAGATCGCAATGAATGACTACTTTACAATGAGTCAACATGCCAAACGAATTGCGCAAGATGCCATCATGCTTCATACACAAGAGTGGGTTGACGAAATGAACTCAGCTCTACACAAAGATGAAGATGACTATGAGTTCGAAGAGGTGCTTCATATATTTTACAGAGGCTACAAAGAACGCGAATGCTATGAAATGGTCCAAGCAATTCTTGATGCAGCTGAGCGCTATGACATAACCATTGAAGATTAATTGTCAAATCTCAACATTTTTATATTTAAGTAAAAGATAATACCCATTAGTATATGGAAAACAAACCAAAATCAACAAACGCTAACCACTTTTCATTTAATGTGGACCGTATTGAAGTACAATTACCTCTTTTTATTGAAAGAGCTGGTCGTAAATGGATCGAATACGGGAGCGATAACTTATACCCTCAATTTGTTGCTAGTCTATTTATGAAGTCAGCAATGAACCGCACAGCAATCCAATCTAAAGTAGATGGTGTATTAGGTCAAGGCCTTAAGACTATTAATCCTGAGATGAACTACTTGCTAAAGAGAGCCAATGCCAAAGAATCTTGGAATGATGTGTTTGAAAAGGTTGCCTTAGATTACATTACGTTTGGTGGATTTGCATTGAATGTTATTTGGAATAACGAAGGTACCGAAGTCGCTGAGTTTTACCATGCTGACTTTACCAAAGTAAGATCTGGTGTACACGTTGTTGAATGCGATGGACCAGAATACTACTACTACTCATCAGATTGGGCTTTATGGAAAAAGCAAAGACCAATTGAGTACGCAGCTTATGATCCTAAGAAATCTGAAACACATCCATCTCAAATATTTTATTTTATGGATTACGAACCTGGGAATTTGTTCTATCCATTGCCATCATACGTAGGTGGACAAAACGATATTCAGATTGACATCGAAGTTTCAAAGTTCCATATTTCAAACCTAGCAAATGGCATGAATCCTTCGCTCTTCATTGGACTTAATAATGGCATCCCAGATCCCGAAAGTAGAGAAGAAATCTACGATGAAATTACAATGGCCTTTAGAGGTTCAGAGAATGCTGGAAAGGCGTTCATCGCTTTTTCTCAAGATAAAGATCACGAGCCAACCATAACGCCAATTCAATCAGCTAACGACCAATACTATGTGGCCTTAGAATCTAGAATCACATCAAGAATCTTATCAGCACACAGAATTACATCACCTTTATTACTAGGACTTTACCACGAAGGCGGCACAGGACTTGGAAGTAACAAAGACGAGATAGAGACAGCGTATGCCCACTTTACATCAACAGTTATTAAACCAATTCAAAAGCAAATGCTTAAAGTATTTGACAAGATCATGTATGAAATGGGTAGAAAAGATGTTGAGTTGTACATAGAACCTAATAAGATTTTTGAAGCAACTGAAAATACAATCGCAGTAGAGTAAACTAAAAATATTAACAACTATGTCAGCATATAATGTGCTCTTCATCTCAGAAGAGAAAATCAAATCATATACTTCAATTCATGAGTCAGTGAGCCCTGAAGATTTAAGCCCGTACATTTTACAGGCACAAGATATTTACATGCTTAACTATTTAGGTCAAACTTTTTACAATCAGTTAAAAGACCAAATTACAGCAGGCACAATCTCATCACCTAACAGATGGTTACTCGATAACTACATTGGTTCAATCTTATGTAATTACGGAATGTATCACGCACTTCCATTCTTAAAGTACAAGATCTTTAACAAATCGATCTTAAGTCCTACACAAGAGAACGCAGGTTCAATTGGTTTAGATGAGCTTAAGTTCTTACAAACCCAAGTAAGAGAAGTTGCTGAGTCTTATGTGGACCAAATGCAAACTTATTTGGCTAATAATTTGTCTCAGTATCCAGCGTATGCATCTGCAAGATCTATCGACGGACAAGCTCCAGACAAAAAGACTCCATACTTTGGTGGTTTGCAAACTAACTCTCAGTTTTTTAATTGGCGTAAGTATCGCAACTATCCTTATGGAACTGGAACGCGACCATCTGGATATGGCTCTGGCCAAAACAACGATGGCTCAACTTGCTGGGGCTGTGGTGATTGGGCTACTAACTAATTAGAGCGCTTCTAATAGACTCAAAACCTATGGATAATAAAACTATAAAGAAAACTGTTAAGTTGTCAAGGGAGTATCCCAAAACAACCCACAATGTAAAACTATTACAAATATACCTAAGCAAAAATGGAAACACCGAAAAGAGGCAATCCTAAATGGACTAAAGGTGAATCTGCTAATCCAAATGGCAGACCAACTGGAACTCCAAATAGAACCACTGAAGCAATTAAAGTAGCTTACACAGAATTACTCAATAACAATCTGACTAACATTCAAGATTGGTTATCACGTACTGCTGAAACAGATCCTAAAGGTGCATTAGATTTCTTAATCAAACTTAGTCCTTTTGTTATCGCTAAGAAAACAGAGACTGAAATGACAATAGAGTCACCACTAAGGATTATAATTCCCGCAAGAGAAGAAGAGTAAGCGGATCAATTCATTGTAAAAAGGGCGAGATAAATATCTTAGCCCTTTTTTTATTTAAAAATATCGTAACTCTCTTGACGTTTAACCAATTCTTAGAACATGACTACAAAGCACTCGTAGAAGCTGCACACAAGATCACAGGCAACTCTGATCTTAGTTATGACTTACTACATTATGCTATTGAAGAAATGAGTCTTAAAGCAAACATCCAAGATATAGTCGATTCAGGTGGCGCAAGGTTTTATTGTGTCCGAATTATGATGACTCAGCACAGATCTCAGACTGGTCCATTTTACAAACAATTTGTCAAACAACACGAAGAGCTTCAATTCCACGACAAACCTGAAACAGAAGAAGAACACCTTGATATAAAAAAGGTCAACAAGTTATTAGATCAGCTTAATTGGTATGACAAAGAATTGTTTAAACTCTTTGCCGCAGGTAATCACAGCTACTCTAGTTTAAGCAGAGAAACTGGTATACCTAGAACCTCTATCTCATTGACAATTAATAGAGTTCGACGTTATTTAAAAAAGAATATATAAACTATAAAAATAAACACATAATCATGGGATTCAAAATTATTAACAACACAAAAGTAGACGAAAACAGAATCGAATGGCGCTTTGAAGGCTTAGATAAAGTTTACGTTTCAGCAGCAGACAAATTTAAAAGAAACATTGCATTTTGGCAAGCTAAACTAAACATCGGTACTGATGTAAAGGTTGAGATCCTTAATGGTGTTGAACACTTGTATGCACACTTAGAAGAAGAAAAAAACATCGTAGATGTTGAAGCTACTATTGTAGAAGAAGAAACCTTAAAATCAAGAATTGAAGATGGAGAAACTATTAATGCTGTCGTTGCTATCGAGTCTCGTATGGACGAGCCTACTGAACAACCAAATGTATCTGAAGATCTTACAGATTCTATCGATACTGTTAAGCGTAAACGTAAACCGAAAACCACTTAATTGTAGCTTTTGTGCAAGTCAGTGGACCGTGTTATTGGTCGCGCTATCTATGGGATATGGTTGGTTGTCTATACCTGCTATGTTTGCATCAGGCGCAATCACACTAATCATAGAAAAGATAATTAACTACTAATGACAAGAGACGAAATTACACTCAGATTGATGCTACTTAAGCCAATCATGGAGAAACCAAAGGCATACACACCAGCAGAAAGAGTTGAAATGTACTCAGTTTACAATGCTGTCACTGGTGAGAAGCGAGCAGTCACATCATGTGGTGCTTGTTTAAACACAGTCATTTCTAGACTTAAAAAAGAACTAAGAACAATTGAAGGAATTTAAGATACTTAAACCTTATGGACCACTTTTTCATAGTGAGAAGACCTATTTTCTCATCTCAGGCGGGCGCGCATCAGGTAAAAGTACTCAAGCGGCAGCTTATTTCCTAATTAAATTAATGGGCGATGACTACTTTAGAGGTGTTATTGCCCGTTATACTCAAAAGTCCATTAAATCTTCAATCTACAGAGACATACTTGATATGGCTGAAGATTGGAACATCAAACAATACATTAAGATTGATGGTGATGAGATTACCAACAAACTAAATGGCAACATGATCTTAACCCATGCCATGAAACTAGCAGACGGTACTCAAACAGCAAAAGGTAAAGGTCTTGCTAAAGTAACACACTTATTAATCGATGAAGCTACAGAATTACCTTCCGAAGAAGAGTTTATTAAACTTAATGACTCATTTAGAACCAAAGGAATTGATCGTAAGATCCTTATCCTCTTTAACCCAACAACTAAGAGACATTGGATACACTCGAGGTGGTATGTTGATGGCAAACCTAACCCTAAATGGCAACATGATCATGAATTTATACACACCACTTATCATATTAATGTCGAACACTTAGATCCTAAAAAGATCATCGAGTGGGAATCTATGAAAGACATTGATGTCGAATACTACAATCACCACGTATTAGGTCAATGGTCTGAAGGTATTGTTGGTCGTATCTTTACTGATTGGCAATTAGGCGAAGCACCTGAAGGTATCGATGAAACTTGGGGCTTAGACTTTGGTTTTGCCTCAGATCCTGCAGCGCTCGTACGCGTACGCAAACACAATGGCAAACTGTATCTTAAGGAATTTATATACGAGACTAACCTGACTAACGAGGACATACATGATCGTATGCTCAAATTAGGTATACCTAAGAACGCCAACATAATTGCAGACTCTGCAGAACCTAAATCTATTGAAGAACTCAAACGCAAAGGTTGGAAAATACAAGGTGCCTACAAAGGCGCTGATAGTATTCGTAATGGTATTGATAAAATCAAACAGTTTGATGTCTTTGTAGATCAAAACTCTACTAATATCTTAGATGAGTATGCACTTTATTGCTGGAAAAGAAACTCAGACAAACCTGAAGATCAAAATAACCACGCAATGGATGCTATTAGATACGCTTTAAGCAAAGAAAACATAGGCACTTATGCTTTTACTAGAAAGGGTGTTAACAAATATCTACCAGATTAGTAATTCAAAATGTCAATTTCACATATTTAAAATAAAATACATACACAATGGCAGTTATTGCACAAACGTACCGCGATGTCGTTCAACAAATGAGAACGATTTGCTCTCAACATCCAGCAATTGAGACCTTTAGAGTAGGTCCAGCATCGATGATTGAGATACCAACCAATGATCAACCCGTATCGGCTAAATATCCATACGTTCAAATTATACCTCAGCCAGCAACGCTTGACGGTAGATCTACACAATTTGATTTTGACTTAGTAGTTATCGATCTTGCAAAAGACAAACTTGATATCGAAGAAAGAACACACTCATCAACAATGGAAATCTTACGAGACATCTTAGCTGCTTACACAATGACAACATGGAAGAACGTGGATTATAATATGCAATTGCCAATTGTAGCTACTCCTTTCTTTGAAGGCTTTAACAATTCTGTTGTTGGTTGGACTGCACAAATTTCAATTGAAGCTAAGTCACCATTTGATCAATGTAACAATCCAATCATCTTTGCATAATGAATAAGTACGCTAATTCTAAAATTATTGAAACTCTTGAATTAGTAAAAGAGAAAATGGAACGTGATTTAAAACGTCAAGTTCCACAGTATCCTCGTAGTCCTTTTTCTAGTCGAAGATCTGATTTAAAAAATTCATTAAGAGTAAATGTAAACAAGCAAACAACTTCGATTACATTTGATTTTTTAAATTATGGTATTTACACAATATATGGTACTGGTCAAGAACGTGATGAATCTTCTTATAACAAATCTATATTTGAGATGCCCGCAGCTACTCGATACGTAAAAGGTAGATTTGGTATTAGACCACAATATTGGATTAGTCTTAGCGCAGTACAACAGCGATACATGGATCTAATTGAAGAAAATCTAAACGTAGGATTTGAAGAATTTATTGAAAAATACATAAACGACATTACAAAAATATGATTGAGTTCAAAATAAATGGTGCAGAGTATAAGATTGGTGACATTACGATCCAACAATACTACGACATCTACACAAACTTAGCAGTACAAACTACAACTACACAGTTGGAAATTGTTGCTGCGTTGTCAAAATGCCCAATTGACGAGTTAAAGAAATTAGAGCAAACACAATTCGCTGCTTTATGGAATGAGTTACTTGCAGGACCTTTAAACTTGCATGATAATCTACCTTTCCATAAACACATTGCAGTGAATGGGAAAGCTTATGGGTTTACAGACATAAAGAAACTAAGTATCGGTGAATTGGCTGACATGGACGTGCTTAAAAATGATCCACGTAAAGAACAGTTACTACACAAGATGATGGCAATTCTATATAGACCTGCTGTCGATATCACAGAAGATTGGATTATTGTAAAGGAATATGATGCAAACACAGTAGACGAAAGAGCCAAAGAATTCTTAAATATGCCAGTAGCTTATGTGTTCGGTGCTATGAGTTTTTTTTTGCTCATCAGAAACTTCTCTATCGAAACTATAGTGGACTCTTTGACGACGACGGAGGAGATGACGAAGGAAGAGATCGAAATGGTGGAACTGTCGAAGCAAATCACATTAGAGCTGCTAGAAATTGGTATGCAACCTTCATCTTCCTTGCCGGCGGAGATGTCCTCAAAATTGACGAGATTACAAAACTTGGCGCAATCGATGCATTCAACTTCCTCGCCTTTAGTAAAGACAAAGCCCGAAAAGAAAAGATGGAGCATGACAAACTTATGGCTCAAATTAAAGCTAAACAAAAATAATAAAATAAAATGATTACTACTATCAACTATGCTCCTTCTTATTTACAAGGCGCTTACAATCCAATCATTTGGTCTGTAACTAGTAATAAGATTAATGAGATCGACTTTAAGTATGTTTTTGACATATATAAAGATGGTGTTAAGATTATTAGAATCAAACAGCGTGCAAACCCGGCGGGAGCAGGAATGATCGATCTATCAACACTTACTCAAGGTTACTTGTTAGTAAATGAGCCAAACAATCCAATCTTACAAGGTGAAACTACAATTGATTGGCAAGGTTTAAACCACATCTATGCAGATAATGGCACTATGAGTGCACATTTTGAGATCTACGCGGGTGAAGAATATACTTCAGGTGGTATAACTCAAATTTACAATGGAGTAACAAATGTACCAGGAACACCAGCTTTTATTTTACGTTCAGCTACTGCTGTCGCTGGTCTTAGTATTCCAGTGCATGTTTGGCCTTCAAGTGTCGAATACAGACAACAACAATGGGCTATGAGTAACTATAATACAATTTCAGGTGCTTATGGACAAGATCCTGCAACTGGTAAAATTTATGATCATGGTTTAGCTACTACTCTTTATGATGGTTTAGCTTATCCTTTAATGTTTAATAAATTAGAACAAGACTTATATCCTACTGATAAAATGGTTTTATCCTGGATTAACTGGTCACCTTATGTAACGTTCCCACGAAGAATCATATATGGATTTAGATTCAAGTGGTACAACGCAGCGGGTGCGCTAGTCAGAACAGATGATAAGCCATGTACTACTGCTACTGGTTATGATGCTAGAGCTTTATGTACTGATTTAATCTTGGCACAATTAGAAGCCAAATATGATTTGATCCACGTATTAGCAAGTCCTCATGATTTAGCATGGGCTGTCAGCGATGGTACGTTTACAGCACCAGTTGGTGGAAGAATAGAAATTCAAGGCTATGATGCTGGAATTGGTGTTTGTATTTTAGGAGATCCTATTACAGAAAAGATCACTATTAATCTAATTGAAGAATGTGAACCAGCTTTATATCCAAGAGTAAGATTGTCATGGTTAAATGCTTTAGGTGGTAGAGACTACTTAAACTTTACAATGTTTACTGAGAAGACAATCGAAACTACACAAGCAACTTACGCACAAGAGCAAATGCAATGGTCATCTCTTAAACCAGTTCAAACAGGTGTAACATATCCTATTAATAATTTAGGTATTGCTGGTGGTGATAAAATCTATAACAAACAAGCTAAAACTACTTACAAGATTATGACTGACTGGTTAGATCAAGAGCAAGCAGATTTGTTAGAGAGTTTGATTAAGTCACCACAAGTTGTAGCTTACATTCATGATGGTAATGATTCACCATTTACGCCAGGATTTGGTAATGAATTTGCATACACAGTTAATGTTAAACAAAATTCATACGCTACTAAAAATGTTAGACAACTTAAACTAGTTCAAGGAACATTTGATATCGAAGTGGCTTTACAACAAAAACTACAAAACACATAATCATGGCAGACGTTCAATTATACGCAAAGAACCAAACCAACAATCAATATGTCTTATTAGACTTATTTACAGAACAGCCAATCAAATTAACATTGGCTGTTTCTAATATTGTTGATCCACTTTCAGCTAACTCTATATTTAGTAGAACATTTAGAGTACCACACACATCTAAGAATGGTCCTTACTTTAAAGCGGTCTTCAATGTTAACTCAACTGACTTTGATGCATCTGTTAAAGCGCCAGCTTACATAAATGACAATGGTATCTTCTTCTCATCAGGTAATATTAGACTTTCATCTATCTTTGTTAACGAAGAAACCAATAATGTAGAATATGAGATCAACTATTATGGTGAAACATCTGATTTTGGATCTCAAATTGGTGGTGGTTTCCTAAGTGAAGTTAACTTAAACAGTTATAATCACAACCAAACCTACACAAATATCACAAATTCATGGGGTGGTGGTTTATTTGGTGGAGATATTGTCTACCCATTAGTTGAATGGGGTTATACTTATGACAATGGT